TCTCGCCGCCCTGGAGGAGGAGAACCGTCTCAGGGAGGAGGAGAACCACCTGCTCAAAGCCCGCCTAGAAGAGCTGGAGGACGTCACCGCCAGGGAGAGGGCCCACGACCGCCAGAGGATCAGCAAGATTGAAGCCAGGGCGAAGACTGTCTCAGAAGATACTGGCAAAGCATACCTCGACCGCCTGTATTCTGAGATGCGACGGTACAAGATCCGACAGACCACCGCCCGAGACGCCGCTCGCCTTCTCGGAGTCACGAAACAGCAGATATCTATCCTAAAGCCGTATCTGGCGGATGATTCCAGATTCGTTTTGATGAAAGACCCTCACCACAAGCAGAGGCATCTTATCAGATTAGTTTAGGAACTAAAACCGTAAAGGTTTACGGTTTCGGTTTTGAGAAGGAACCGCCAGCGGCTAAAAATCGGATTGTCAGATGTGACGGTCATCTGATAAAATATAGTATAGTCTAGTCGGAGATATAGATATAAATAAAGAGAATATATATAAACAAAATAGAAAATCGGTATCTTGTCTTAGATCCGACAAAACCGAAACCGTAAACCTTTACGGTTTTGTTTTGCCCCTCTTCTCTCAAAAATAGCGGTTCAGCATAGTTATATGACTCTCTGGCTAGAAATGAGGATGAGAGTCATATAACCAGCTCACCCGATTCTTGCATCGCCTTGATTCTCTCGCCCGTCGTCGTCCTCGGATACCCGATCCGTCGCGCAATAGCGGCCGGCGATCGCTCGCCAGCTATCCAAAGCCGTTTAATCTCCTCCAGGGCCTCGAGATTATCGGCTAGTTTGGGCCTATCGTCTGGTGGCGGAATGGTCCGAGGATCTTTTGTTTCTTCCTCAATATAGTCCCAAGTCTTTAAATCCACAGCAGCCGATAACGTTTTAATCGTAAAATCTTTTACTGTCATATCCTCTTTGGCTGCCATGATCCTAAGAGCCTTGTGCAACTCGGGGCTTACTTCGATTCGGTACTTTTTAGCCATAATATCCTTAGGTTATAGGCCTCAAAAGCTATTTATACTTATGGCACTATGATCAAAACATGATATCGGAGGTTCGGATTTTTGCCGGAAAGGCCGGAAATGTAGAGCTGCCTGTCGAAGTTAGGGAAGCCTTGAACCTTCGCGACGGTGATCAGGTCGAGGTAGTCGTCCGGAAAACTAGGACGAGGGCGACGGCAAAGGAGCCACTGGCCGCTGAAGAGATCCGGGCCCGCGAGAAGCTCCTTTTTTATGTCCGGATCGATCCCCCCGACACCATCGACCTTATCCCGCGAGATTTCAGCCGCAATAAGCATCTCTTCGTAAGCCTCTACAAGCTTCTTGTTGGCTCTCTGCAGCCGTTTAGACTGCTTACGCCACACCCTGACAAATTCGTCCTCCATATCCCCCACCTCAAGCCCCATCATCCGGCGGGCTTTGTTTCTCTGATCCCTTTTTTCGATCTGTTCGGGTTTGCCGTGATATTCTCTGTATTCCTTCTTGTAATCCCGCTTCTTGGCGTTTTTGGCTTTGGATCGGCCTTTGCTCCTCGGCTTAATCATAGTAAACACCTTTTGAATTTGTAGAATATCCTAAGACACATCTACAATTAATTGATTCGTACCCCGGACCATCCCCAGGAAAATGAGGATGCCCCCCGAACGGGAAAGCCTCATCTAACCGGACCTTCACCCCGTCCCTTTTCTTATGGAGTTTCCTGGACGATCCATCCGATACGCAATCCCAGATTTTATATTTGTAGAGCCGTCTCTCAACTTCATTCTCAAATTTGGAGCCGTTGATCGCCCGGTTCGTCTCGGTCCTGCCTATCCTCCTCGCCCTAGCTGGTGAGCATAGTGGCGATTTGGTGAGGAGCTCGACGGCCTTCTTTTCATGAACAGGCCAGTTATCTACAAAAATCTTTTTGATATAATTTATATCCGTCTCGGTCATCTGGCCAGCCAGTCGATTCAGTCCATGAGCCTTGAAATAGTTTCGACCTCGAAGGCTCGGTATCTCCTCCAGCACGAACGGGCCGAAGAGCCTGTTTTTTGAGGTCAGCTTGTGCCTGAGCTGCTGGCCTGTTGCCAGCGTGACGTAGTAGCTCGGATCGTCCTCTGTCGCCCTCATAGCCGCCGCAAAGTACCCAGATTTGGTGAGAGCCCCTATCACCGGCGACCGGATCGCTAAGAGACACTTCACCGCCTCTACTTCGTCCACCAGGACCACCCCAAAAAAGAGGAGGATAGAGCCGCCTAAGGCAGCGCGTAAGCCTCGATGGTCCCGGCGATGTCGGTGTTGCTGGTATCGGTGATGTCCAGGTGGATGGTCCCGTCACTCTGGAGGTATCGAGCCGTCTCGATGGGGCCAATCACGTACTCATCGGAGGCTACCAGGTCCGCGCCCGTCGCCAGGTCGCCGAGGGCAGACCTGAATGCGGGCCATGCGGTACCGGCCTTCACCGTGACGTCGCCGGCGGTTCCGGTCCCCGCCGAGATATGCACCAGGATTAGAAGCCTCTTGAAGTTCGCGCCGGCTGCTATGACGTGGTGGTTCCCCTTATCGATCGCGTCAGGGGTCTCCCTCTCGGCCCATGCACCGGCCAGCTCGTTTACGGGTATCTCAGATCGTGTCATCTCTTAGCCTCCTCAGCTCTTGTTACAGGTCAGAACGCATAGGCATTCAGGATTAATGACCTTTGCACCGTAGCAATGCAGGCCCCTCAGAGCATCCGCAAAGAATTTCTCAGGTCTGTAGGCCTCGGTATCGTTGACAGAATCGGCAAAAGTGCAAGCCCGCGAGGTTCCGGCAATGACCTTGTACAGGGTCCCGGTGGTGTTGGGCACGTTGTTACTCTGTAAAATATCGAAGCCGAAGAGCTTGGAGACCGCGCCATTGAGCATGATGCCCTCGGTCCCCGTCCATGCGACGGAGGCCGCCCAGCCGTCCTTAATGAGCTGGCCTACCAGCCAGGGAGGCATCACGACCCACCTACCGGCAGCGGGGACGTTGCCCTCGTCGAGGGCCACTTTCACGGCTAGAAGCTCCTCTGCTACGCTGTCTGTGGACCCGTCGAAGGTCTTGGGGCTCACGTCGGATCCGACCGCCAGGCCCGCCTGAGCGGCCATGACCGAGGCGAGGTACTCGTCGGCGACCTCGGCGAGCTGGTAAGCCGCGTCACGGGTGGCAGATTCCATCAGGGCCACGTTCATTTGGGCCGCGTCGATGTCCTCGATTCTGAAGTTGAAATACTTCGCCTGGTCGATCTCCAGCGTGGTGGAGGCGTCGTCCAGCTCCTCAGGGTCGGAGAGGCCGGTTGCCGGATCGTAGTTGCCGATGGTTACGGGCCCGTGTGCGGTGATCCTCACCGTGTCGCCCTTGCCCTGGATCTCGCCCTGGTAGTCTCTGTTGATTACGCCTGCCTGGCCATAGACCAGGCTCTTCTGGAGGTTCTGGAGAATTTGGGCACTCCAGACCTCGCCTATGAAGTTCGTTAAGCTCATAGTTCACTAACCCCCGTTAGCGTTTTTACTCACACTCTCGAAAGACTCCCATCTTTGAGCTGAGCCGAGATCTGATCCCAGTTAGCAGTGATCTCGTCCGGCGTCATCTTCTTGACATCGGCCCGAGTGTAGGGCTTCTTTGCCCCCGTTGGCGGGTTTGTCCCCTCCCCTACCTTCGGCCCCGGCCCCATAGCCTCGGCGAGCCTCTTCGCGTCGGCCACCATCTCCTCGGGTGTAGCCCCCTGAATTCTGGAGGATAGAGCCTCAGGAAGGCCCGCCTTCTTTGCGATCTCGGCTTTCATGGCCCGAGTCTCGGAGTCTTTCAGCTTCCCGTCCCTGTCGGCCAGATCGGCCTTCAGGTCCGTATTTTCCGCCTTCAGCTCGGCGTGAGCGGCCCTCGTGGCCTCCAGCTCGGACTTGATCAAATCGTAGTCGGAGAACTTCGCCCTCTCTCGGGCCAGCCTCTCCTGCACAATCTTGTCAAGGTCTTCCTGGGTAAATTTCTTCTCCCCTTCGGTCATAACGTTTACACCTACAGGATTTTACGCTTCCATAATTAGACGAAATTGTAGCTCGCCTCTCTTTGCTCCTCAATTTTAGACTCTTCCCAGTCCAAATCTTCATCGGAGGCGTCAGGATCTAGTCGCGCCAGGGCGCTCCTCGTCGAAGTGAGCCCCGCCGTCTTCCTCTTCATCTCGATATCGGCGGCTTCGAGTGGGTCCGGTGGAAGGGCGCTCCTCCACTCGATGGTGAGGTTCTGCAGCTCCTTGGAGCCGGGGAACCTGGAGACGGTCTCGAGCTCGGAGCATAACCGAAGAGCATGGAGGAGGGGCCTCTTCACCCTCGCCCTCAGTCTCGCCACCTTCGCCAGGGTGGGGATCGCCAGGCGCTTGAGGGCTGATCCTGACTCCGCCAGGCCGTTCTTCGTGTCGCCGAGAAGAGCGGGCGAGATCTCGCCGAGAGCCATAAGCTGAGACTTGATCTCCTCGATTTGGGCGAAATTGGCGCCTAAGTTTGCGTCCCAGGTAAGGTACTGAGGAAGGTGGGGATAGAAGCCGCCGGAGTTCGGGTCGCCTGATCCCATCGGGTAGATAATGTACCGCCCGCCGCCGATATCCAGCTCTCCGGGCTCTATCTCCTCGCCTGTGAGCGGGTCGATATAGTCCTCAGCAGCCCGAGGCCAGAGGAGATTAGGGTCGGAGAACTTGTCCAAGGTCCTGGAGGT